ATTACACCAGGTCGGAACAGCACACCCATATCAAGAAGTTTTACGAAGAGAAGCAGAAGACGAGCCTCAAAAAGTTAATGAATCAGCCCTACAAGAAGACGCACGATGAAAACGATTACATGAGTTATGACACACTCGAAGAATTTAATTCACGTAAACGTTGGAAACTTATAGTAGATAATGTTTTAAAAAATCCCGAGTTCTATGCCTGTATAACTTCTTTGAATAGAAAAACATTTTCTATAAAATAATGAAGTCTAAGGCTTTCATTTTGATGCAAATTGAGGAATTGCTTACAAAAAACAGGGGTCTTTGTGATCAGGAAATTCGGGAGTGGAGGGAGGATAATAAGGAAAGGACGGTATACGAGTTACTTGTAATTAAGAAGGAACTTTCTCAAACACAAGAATATCACGATGTTTCATTTATGAGGTGGTTTAGAGAATAGGATCTCTACAAAGGTATGTTTAATAGTTGGTGTAGTTCACAGGGTTTTACTAACTCAACCAATATATCACATGTGCGCATGGACGGTGGTGTCCTTTCCGTGCCATTTGATAGATTGAATCAGTTCAATGAGAAGTATATAGAGGCTATAAGGTCTGGTGAGAAGTTATTCATCGTAGAACAAAAGAGTCCGAGGTATAATTTTTTCGTTGATATCGATTACAAAGATACTACATCCCTTGATATGGATGAAATCAAGAGTGTATGTAAGATAATTTGTGACAAGGTCAAGAGACATGGTGGGAAGGATTGTCTAATTTCTGTATCACCCCCCAAAAAGGTTGGCTCACTTATCAAGACCGGGGTTCATTTAAATTGGTCAGGATTTGTTGTTGATCAATCATCTGCTGTGGCTCTACGGGAACATATTCTCGTAGCTCTATCGAAAGCGAAGTCGCACCTAGATTGGAATGAAATTATCGATTCATCGGTATATGGAAATATTGAACGTAAAACTGGTGGTAGTGGGTTTCGTATGATTTGGTCTCACAAGATGTCAAAGTGTGATGTGTGTAGAGGTAAGGGGTGTGAAACCTGTAAGGGTCATGGTAAGAATATCCAACTCGCATATCTACCAATTTTCATTTACAGGTCTGGTCCTCTCAGTGGGATACTGCAGGTGAATCAAAAACCAGACTTGGACATTTTGAAAATGTCAATCGTTCGAACAGATGAACCCCAAAATGTGAACATATCCTCACCCTCAAATTCGGTGAAGGAACGTAATTTCACAGAGGAAGATGAAAGAGAGGAGGTGTGTGACGGTGAGATACGTTTGTTGATTGAAAAATATATTCGTGATAATATGGAAGGTCAAAAAAATGCATACGTAATCAAGATTTTTAAGAAAAAAGAAACCTACCTGGTTAAAACAAATTCTAGATATTGTGAAAATTTGAGAGGAGAACATAGTTCAAATCATGTATGGTTTTTAATAAGTGGGACCATCATAGCTCAGAAATGTTTTTGTAATTGTCCAACTATTCGTGGAAGGCGGGATGGTTTCTGTAAAGATTTTTTTGGAAGAAAGCATCTTCTCAGTCCCACGATCATTAGTAGGTTATATCCCAAACCACAAGAGCTTAAGAAATGCCCCGAAATCAAGAAATTTGTTGAAAGTAAAGTTAAAATTGTTGACGTAAAGGTTGATTTACAAAATTATATTCAGAATAATATGAAAACATGTGGCACTATATCAGTTTTAAATGTGAAAAAGGAAAAAACTAATTATTTGATTACAACAAACTCTGGATTTTGTGAAAAGATTGGTGGGGAACATAACAATGAAACGGTGATGTCCTATGTCGTAAAAAAGCGTAAATTCATATCACAGGCGTGTCCTATATGTAAAGATCCTAAAGGTGTCAGGACACATGTTTTGAATGGATTTATTATTAACAATCTTTTTCCTAAAGGTGCTTAAAAGGTTTGGGTATAATTTACATAAATGCCCCAACTTGTAACACGATCAGGAAGAAAGATTAAAAAGCCGGAATCATTTAAGCCTACCGAAACCAAATTAGATGACGATTATAATGAAGACGAACATGATTCTGATTTCGATTCTGACATTGATACAGAAGAAGAATATAATTCTGGTAGTGACAGTGATGATGATGACGATGATGATGCAGACGAAAATGGCAATCTCAAGGATTTCGTTGTAGATAGTGATAGTGAGGAAGAAGATGCTTAAAAAAATAGATTATTAATATTAAAATGGAAACTGACATTGGAAATCCAATCGATTACAATCCAACTATTGATCCATTAGCTCAGGATAAAGAGGAAGACACCTCTAAAATAGATGAACAACAGTATTATTTTCAATCACCTGAAATGAATTATCAACAACCCCTCCAACCCGAGAAAACTGATATTTTTGCAAACATTGAGAAATCAACTTGGATTATTGCATTCGCCGTTTTTCTATTGGGTTTTTTCATGGGTAAAACAATGCAACCTGTCATTCTCCGTTACACGTAGATATACTTTTCATATACAAATATATTCTTTTTTAAATTGTATTCCAATTTAAAAAACAATTAAGTTTTACATTTTTAGATTTTTTACTTATTGGGAGGATTCTTCCTCAACAGTTTCCATCGTCGCCCCGGCTTCTCGTGTCTTCTTACGTTCCTCAATCTCGGCGGCAACAATTTCGTCAGCCTCCTTTACGAGATCCTCCATGGGAGCGTCGGGTTTTTCCTTTTGGAGGCGCTCTAGGACCTCAGCGGGGTGTGAAACTGGTGCTTCATCTGGTTTATTGTAAAACTTGGAGTTCTCATCACCAGGTGCAAAGGCTGCGCCATTCTTCGTTTCAATCATACCTTGCTTGCGCTCGTTAAACATCCGCGCAGCTTGGGACTGGTTCTCCCTGTATCCAGTCATAAGCTCGTCAAGCTTCTCATTAGCGTAATGAACATCATCGATCTTATCTGAATCCGGTGGAATCAAAAGCCATTTATACATGTCCACAACGTAAATGTCAAAAGTTGCATCTTCCTTTTGAAGGCGCTGAGCATGCCTAGCCGCCTCGTCGCGGGTAGAAAAGGCACCTCTAATCTTAATTCCAAACTTGTCAGCTTTTTGGGGTGCATCTGGTCCAACAATGGATAGGCATGCGAAGACTTGTCCGGGGACGGTGGTATAATCTTGTTCAAGAGACATTATATAATTAGAATGCCCCAAAACTTTAAGCTTACTTAAAAGAAGGTAGGTATATATTATATATGACCCCATTTTGGAATACACAACCAGTCCCCAAAGATGGAATCGAACCCGGGGAAATTGAAAAAAGTAGGAAATGTGATTCAAAACCACTCCCACTACCAGATGGTTTAATGTGGTCTCAGAGTACTCTAGATGAAGTTTTTTTATTCTTGTCAAACTATTATGTTTCAAACGATACTTTCAGACTAACTTATGAAAAAAATACTTTAAAGTGGGCCATACAGGATCATATCACCATCCGTAAATTAGACACTGGTGAACTTATGGGGTACATCTCGAGTGCACCCCTCGATGTGAGGGTTGAGGGGGGTGTAAAGAAGATGGTTCAGATCAATTTTTTATGTGTCCACCCATCTCAGAGATCTACGGGTCTCGCACCACTTCTAATAAGTGAGATTAAACGACATGCAAACAATAAGGGAATATGGCAAGCCGTATACACGGGAGTACATAGAATACCCACCCCTATCGCAAAGGCGGAGTATTGGCATAGATTTTTGGACGTCAAGAAACTCATAAAGTTGGGGTTCCATGAAACAAATCGCCCGAGGGAAAATTACTACGAAGTTCGGGGTCCCTGTAAATATTCGTGGAGGAAGATGACCTCTAAGGATGTCCCTAGGGTGACCCACATTCTCAAAGAGTACACCAAAGATTTTGAAATTGCCCCAGTCATAACGAAAGACTACGTCAAACGTTGGGTCTTACCGACCCATGCCTATGTAAATGATCAAAGTGATACCTTCATATCTCTCTACAACATTCCCTATGAACGTAATGATGGGGATGGTACGGTGAAACAGGTATATCGGTTCTACTTGGTTGGTGATGTGTACAACGATGCCTTTCTCATCGCAAAAAATCTGGGGTATGACGTGTTTAATACTTTAGATGTGGGGGTGGATACGGTGGGGTTAGAAAAAAATAAATTTATGAAGGGATCTGGTCACATATTTTACTATCTATTCAATTGGAACTTAAGTGGCATAATTTCAAAAGAAAAAATACAACTAATTCTTCCTTAAAGAGTATCCTACAATTTCGAATATGGAAGAGATTCGTCGGAACCACAATGATACCAAGAAGTCCCTTATACAGTCCGTGGCGAAAGAGGGGCAGAGTATACTGGATGTGGGGTGTGGTTTCGGTGGTGATCTTCAAAAGTGGCACAAATGTGGGGTCAATATAAACATGTGTGACCCAGAGCCATCTGCTTTAGTGGAGGCTAGGTCCCGTGCGAAAAATATGCACATACGGGTGAATTTTTATGAGGGTGACATACATAATTGTCCGAATAGAAAGTATGACATCCTTTGTTATAATTTTTCCCTCCACTATATTTTTAAATCGAAATCATATTTTTTCAGTTCAATTCGGGAAATAAAGAAACGATTAAAACCAGGGGGTAAACTCATAGGTATTATACCCGATTCTGAAAAAATTATGTTCAGAATACCATACAGAGACGATATGGGAAATTATTTTTTGATGAGTAAGCATTGTGGTGGTGGTTACGGCGAGAAGATGATGGTACACCTGACGGACACGCCATATTATAGGGATGGACCAAAACCTGAACCAGTCTGTTATAGGG